GAAGAAATTTCTTATAAAGAAATTAAAAAAGACGGGACTATAAAACTAGATCTCGGTAAATTAAAAGAATTTCAAAATCAAAAAACAGATAAAGATGCCGTTCAAGAGCAAAGCACAAATGACAGCGATGCTGTTGTCGGAGAATCCGAAAACTCGCCAAGTAGCGAAAAAGTGGATAAAGAAGTACGGGACACCGAAAAAGAAGAAGAAGAAGAGATAGTATTACAAGAAATATCTGAAGAAGAAGAAAAAGAAATTACACAGCCGCAAACGAAAGTGGCTGACCCCGTGGTTATTGAAAAAACAGAAGCTGAGCCACAAAGAATTTTACCAGAAAATATTGAAAGCTTGGTTAAATTTATGGAAGACACAGGGGGAAGTATAGAAGAATACGTTAGATTAAACGCTGACTATTCAAATGTAGATAATAACACATTGTTAAAAGAATATTATAAGTCAACTAAAAGTCATTTAGATAATGACGAAATAAACTTTTTAATTGAAGACAGGTTTTCATATGACGAAGACGTAGACGATGATAGAGATATTAAAAAGAAAAAGTTGGCAATGAAAGAAGAAATTGCAAAAGCTAAAAAGTTTCTTAGCAAAATGAAAGATGATTATTACAAGGAAGTCAAGTTGGGTTCTAAGTTATCATCTGAACAGCAAGAGGCTATTAACTTTTACAATAAATATAACCAAGAACAAGCTGCTGCCAGTGAGGTTCAACAAAAACAGTACAAGCAATTTCAGCAAAGTACCGATAATGTTTTTAACGAAAATTTCAAAGGTTTTGATTTTCAAGTTGGAAACAAAAAATATAGGTATAATGTAAAAAATGCAAGTGATGTTAAGAATTACCAAAGCGACATATCTAATTTTGTGAGGGAGTTCCTCGACGAAAATAATATGATGAAAAACGCTAAAGGTTATCACAAAGCTTTATATGCGGGTAGAAATATTGATAAAATTGTATCACATTTTTATGAGCAAGGTAGAGCTGATGCTATAAAAGAAACCGCTATCAACTCAAAAAATATTGACATGGGTGCTAGAACTGTTAAACCAGTTGTAGAAGCTGGCGGAATGAAATTTAAAGTATTAGGCGGTGACAATAGTTCAAGGTTGAAATTTAAAATAAAAAAATAAACAATCTTTAAAAAAACAAAAAAATGGGATTTAACACATCTTTAGGGTTAGGTGGATCTTATTCACTTACTCCTACTGCTTCACCTGTTGTAAGCAATACTAACTATATTGATTTTACATCATCTGCTACAGCTGGTTGGGCACAACAATATTTACCTGAGTTATATGAGCAGGAAGTTGAAAGATACGGAAACAGAACTGTATCTGGATTCTTAAAAATGGTAGGCGCTGAAATGCCTATGAGTTCTGATCAAATTATTTGGTCTGAGCAAAACAGATTACATATT